GTGAAAAGCGAGGAGGGGGGGGGTGAGTGCGGGGAACGACCGGAAGCATTTTTAAACCGTGACAGCGAAGTGGTTGGCAGTGTGAAGCCTAAGATTGAGAACTTTGAATCCACAGATTACGTGCAGATCATCGGTGTGTGCCGGAGCTGCCAGGAAGATATGGCACTGGGAATCATCGTTGCAAAATCCGGTTATGGCAAGACACATGCCCTGCGGAAATATGCCACCATGCCGCGCGTCATTTATATAGAAGGAAATGAAACAATGAACTGCAAGGATATCATCCGCAGGATCGAGGGCAAGATTGGAATGCAGCGGAGCTATGGCAGTATTGATGAACGCACAGAAAAGATCATTGAGTTTTTTAATATCAATCAGGGATATCTCATCATCATGGATGAAGCGGACAAGCTTATTAATAAGTACACTCAGAAAAAGATCGAGCTGCTCCGCAACATTACCGATGGCGCACATGTTGGTCTGGTGCTTGCCGGAGAACCTATCCTTGAATCACTTCTCAAGACGTATGATGCACGTTTTGCCAACAGGATGGATTTTTACTATAAACTCCGTGGTCTGTCGGTGGAAGAAGTCAGGGACTATCTGGAAGGATACGACATCGAGGACGGTGCGATGGAGGAGTTCATCAGCCGGGCACGGAATACACAGACCGGATGTTTCCGTCTTTTGGACAGAACCCTGAACAATGTGATCCGCATCCTGAAAGACAGCGGTCAGACAAAAGTAACTATGAAGGTAATCAGTCAGGCATCGAACATGATGATGCTGTAAAAGGACGGTGAGCCTATGAAAAAAGGAATTTTAACACTGATCATGGCATTAGTTGTTGCGGTGCAGCCGGTGACGACATCGGGAGAACCGGAACAGGATGTTGAGCCGGATCGCATGGAAGAAACAACAGTGGAGGTGCAGGGACAAGTGGAGATTAGCAGTGTAAATGGGATTAATATCTTTAAACTGCCGGAAGAAACGGATATTCCGGAAGAATACCAGAACTACTGTATAGAAATCGGAAAGCAGTATCACATCTGCCCGGAACTTTTAATGGCGATGATCGAACAGGAGAGCTCCGGCAGGGCAGACGTTGTGAATGAGACTGGAGACACAGGACTTTTACAGGTAAATCCAAAGTGGCATAAGGAACGGATGGAGAGGCTTGGAGTGTCGGATCTGACAGATCCATATTCGAACATTCTCGTGGCAGCGGATTATCTGGAAGAGCTGTTTCAGGAAAGCGACGGCGACATTTATCTGGTGCTCATGAAATATAACATGAAACACGGAAGGGCAGAGGAGCTGTTCTATAAAGGAAAGTTTTCAGAGTATTCCGTTCTGGTGGAGCACAGGGCAAGGGAACTGCAGGAGCTGCACGGTATTAAGGGAGGCAGGTCATGATAAGGAGAATATTAATCGAGATGGAAGCAGAAGGATCAGAAGCACTTTTACCGGAGATAATGAGACTGGTCATGCAGCATGTGGATATGAATGAGCGATTCAAAATCGACCAGAGCATCATGCCGGATATTCTTCCCGGAAAAAATTCCGGGATAAAGATACCGGAATATGTGCAGCGCGGAATGACACTACGCGAAGAGGGTGTGCAGGAAAATCTGCTTTTTAATGGAAGGAGTGTGGCAGACAATGGCTAGTCCTACAATCAGAATGCTATGGGGAATCGCAAAGTCCCCGGAACTTGGAATGACGGATGAGGAACTTCACCTGCTTGTACTCTCGCACACCGGAAAAGACAGTATCAAACAGTTGAATAAAAGGGAACTGGGTGTGATGGTCTCTGTGCTTGCAGGGATGAAAGATTCCAGTACAAAGGGCGCAAAGAAACGGAAACACCAGACCGGGAACCCTGCAACAGTCAACCAGAGGAAGAAAGTATATAAGCTTGCAGAGGAACTTGGCTGGACAAAGAAAGCGAGGATCAACGGCTTCTGCAGGAGAATGTTTGGTGTGGAAAGTGTGGACTGGCTGAATTACATGCAGTGTTCAGACCTGATCGAAGCATTAAAGAGCATGGTGGAAAGGATGGAAAAAGAGGATGGAAAATGACAAGGAATTGCTAATGCGGCAGCCGGATGGGACGGAAGTGGAATTTGAAAAAGCTATTGTGGTCAATCTGCAGGGGAAATATGATGCGTCCGTACACTTTTTTAATTGTGAAGCAGAGGATTTCCTGAGTGCCGCATATGCAGTGCTTACTATTTTGGACAAGTTTGGAATAAAAGACGAATTTCTCAGCCGGTACGATGAAAATTCCTCAAATTGTAAAATCTATGGAGGAAGATACAATGGCGGAGATGAAGATTGTCCGGAATGAGAAAGGCGTATTTTTGGAATTCAAGGATGCGGATATGACGGACCGTGCAGTGATGTGTGGTGCACTCCAGCAGACCATCGGACTGGAAGCCTATAAGCACGGCATGAGCATGGATGATGTGAGGGATAACATGCTGGAACTGCATCTTAAGGCAATGGAGCAGTTGAAAGAACAGGCAGACAGAGAGGAGAGCGGAAATGGCAGCTAAGAAAAAGAGAATGACACAGAAGGAGAAGGATTTCAACAGAAAGTATAAGAAAGAACTGCAGGAGAAAGGGCTGATCCCTCCAGATAAAAAGAGACTGAACAGGAAAAAGTTCATAGAGGAAGCAGTGAGTGAATGGAATGACAGGGATTCAGACTGTTATATATGGGATTTCTATCTTATGAGAGCTGTTGGATATATGACAGCACAGGTAGGGCGGAATTTGAACCCGACACCGGAAGCGGTCGGAGTTGCAAAGCTGTTAAAGGCAGCCATGAAACTGAAGGAGTTCCAGGACAAGATCAAAAGTGAGGGGCGCGAGGATTACACGATTACAGAGGAATATGAGTATATCAAGGAAGTCCTCAAAATGTAGGAGGTGAGGAAATGCGAAAGAATGTCTATTATTGTGACCGCTGTGGATGTCAGTTGGAAGATTCCGGTACCAAGATCGTGCCACATTACTTTGACTTTATTACCGAAGATCTGACAGTACCGATAAATAAGGACATGGAAAACAGACACTATTGCATTGACTGTACCATGGAAGCATTGGAGTTTCTGGAACCGAAAAAGAAGCCAGAAAAGAAGCTGGAAGAAAATGTACAGAAAAAACCTTTGGATTCCGGAAAAGTCATGGCACTGCATAACGCGGGATGGGATAATGCCAAGATTGCGGATGAGCTGGGTGTAAGAGAACGGCAGGTTTACATGTGTATTTATTATCAGGAGAACAAAAAGAGCCTGACACAGGAGGAAAATCATGAGTGAGAGATATAAAAAACTGACAAGCCACGGAGCGATCAGCATTCCGGTGGCAATGAGAAGAGATATCGGACTGCAGGGCGGTGATCCTATGCAGGTATCACAGGAAGGCGGCAGGATCATCATTGAGTCATATGTTCCACGCTGCGTTTTCTGTGGGAATACTGAAAACGTGAAGAAATTTGAAGGGAAGGGAATCTGTGCATCCTGCGCACGGAAAGCAATCGCACTTTTGGAAGGAGGGGAAGACTGATGTATGAAAAAGAGAATGTAGAGCAGCTTGTAAGCCAGGCAGTAGCGCTTGACAAGGAACAGAAATACTGCAAAAGAAAACTTGATACAGTAAAAGCAAAGCTCCAGAGCAAGGGACTTGCAATGATCGATGATAGAAATGTGAAATATATCAAGTTTTATTCAGAAGATGGCTCTGTAGCAGTCGGGGACAGTTATAAAATGGACGTCCTGCGACCGGATAAATTAAAAGATATCCTGTCGGAAGAACTCTGGATGGCGAAAGTGAAGGAGAGCACTGAAACAAAGTATTCTTACGATCCGAAGCTTGAACAGATGTTAAAGGCTGTTTTCACGGAAGATTATACGTTTGAATGCAGTCTTGAGGAATTTCTTGATGAAATGTCTGTTAAACCGGACAGTAAACAGAAAAAATTGCTGCTTAAGAAATTAAAAGGCGATTATGCAAAAGACAGAGAGACGCTGCTGAGTGTATTCGGTTACGAAGATGATGACACTGCTCCGGATTTTGAGGTGGAGCTTTATTATATCTACAAGATTAAAAATGGAGAGCTTATCCGGGCATTTCTTCCGGAGGAGTGTCTGTCACAGACGATCGAGGACATCAAGAAGTGTCTGATCGTCGAATCCAAAACAAGTATCACTATTGATTATGACAATGAATAAGGAGGAAGAGTCATGAGTGAAATTTCAAGTGAAGCAAAAAAAGCAGGTGTTTTAGATACGGAAAAACCGGTATCTGAAATGACAGAGGAAGAATTAAAGGCTTTCCGTACATCGTTTGATCCAGACGAGATGGGATTTGATGGAACAGAAGGTATTGATGAGGAGGGTGAGAGCAATGGCAGTAACTAAACCGGAAGTACATAGACTGATCTCAAAAGTTAATTTTTCCGATTCCAACCGCAAGCCGGAACAGATCAAGTACCTGGTAAAGCATTATGTAGGTGCAACCGGCGGGGCAGAGGCAAACTGTAAATATTTCTACGACAAATTCAGGGGAGCATCCTCACATTTCTTTGTAGGACATGACGGCGAGATCTGGCAGTGCGTGGAAGAAAATGATACAGCATGGCACTGTGGAACATCAGGAAAATACAAGCACAAAGAATGCCGGAACAGCAATTCTATTGGCGTTGAGCTGTGTGTAAAGAAAGATGCAAATGGCAATTGGTACTATACGGAAGAAACCAAGAAAGCAGCGGTTCAGCTGTTTGCTTATCTGATGGACAAGTATCATATTGATGCAGACCATGTGCTGAGACATTATGACGTTACCGGAAAGAATTGCAGAGAACCGGATGTCCGCAAAGGCAATAAGGAATGGTCACAGTTTAAACAGGATATTGTCGAGTATGGGAAAGAAGCAGCTCCAGAGCAGACGACCACTCCGGAGCCGACAGCACCACCGGAACAGACAACCGCACCAGCGCAGCCGTCAACACCATCACAGGCGGCAGGAGTGCCGTACATGATCGTGACGACATGTGACTCTCTCAGAATCCGCGCCGGAGCTGGCACAGTTTACTGTGTGACCGGACGTATCCGTGAAGCAGAAGGTCAGAAAAAAGAATACACTATTGTAGAGGAAAAGAATGGATGGGGCAGGTTAAAGAGCGGTGCAGGATGGATTTCGCTGGCATACACTAAGAGAGTATAGAGAGGCTGGTCTGAAATGAAAGAGGAACTGTTAAATGAATTAGTTAGCGAGACCAGAATGGAAGATATAGCAGAACGTTACCAGGAGATCGTGAAGATCGTTGGAATAGCTAACTTTGTCAAACTCAGTAATTATGCAAGAGGCGACGAGATTTATTTCCCGAAGGTTGAGAGCGTGGTCAGTCCTGCGAGGAACAGACGGATCAAAAAGGAATTTAATGGTTCCAATGATAAGGAACTGGCAGAGAAATATAATCTCACTTTAAAGCAGATCTGGAATATCTTAAAAGATGAGCCGCCGATCGGGCAGATGACTCTGGATGAGATGCTTGGCATGTGATGATAAAAGCGTGGAGGCGATACAAGTTCCACGCTTTTATAAATGCTTATTTATGCGGTTTCCGGCGATTTTTCCCGGAAAATGTTTTACAAAAATGCTTCCCCTAAACAGTCCAACAGAATAAACCTATAATCAGGTCATGACTTAGAAGTCATGACCTATTTTTTTGCCTCTCATTTGGTTCGTTGCCCTGAAACAAATATGAAGGAGCGTGATATTTTATGACAGAAATTTTGACAATGATTGGGATTGAAAATGCAACAAAAGTGATCGCATGGGTATTAGCTTTTATCAGTGTATCAGCGATCACAGTCTCATTGGTCACAGAAGGACTTAAGAGCATTAAGTGGATCAACCGTATCCCGACAAAGCTTGTGTGCTATGTGGTGGCGATCACCCTCACAACACCGATGATGCTTGCACTGATGGCTTACATGAAAGTTCCGGTGGAATGGTACATGGTATTTGCTTCCTTCCTGGCATCGTTTGTGGTTGCAAAGGTGAGCATGTCCGGGTGGGATGATGTGAATGAGCTGTGCAGACGGCTGTTCAGGACAAAGTAAGGCGGTGCAGGGATGGATTATGTGATCACATTTTCGGATGTAATGGCTGGGATAATGTCGATCGGACTTGGAGTGATCACTTTTTTTGTGAAAAAGTGGTTTGACAAGATGGAAAAGAAAGACGACGTTCTGCAGTCCGCAATTGAAAACACAACATCAACTTTGAATAAGAAGATCGAACAGGGCAACAAAGAGATTCAGGAGAAGATCCAGAAGAATGACGAGAAGGTGAATGAACGGATTGACAAGCTGGAGGAAAAGACCGGCAATGACATCCAGAACATCAGGCAGGAGATCAATGACATTAAAGGCGATTTTGCAACAACATTTGTGCTACGCGAGGACTTCTTCCGCTCCATGAACGGAGTGGAAGACAGGATGAAGATCATTGATAACAAATTAGACAAACTGCTTCTGATGGGAAAAGAAAACAAGTGAGGTGAGGAGATTGACAGATTTAGAGCAGGCAGAGGTGCAGCATAACAAAGCCATCCGTGGGTATATCATCCGCTGTCTCGTAAAAGGCTTTAACAACACGGCGCTTACAAGACAGATCTCAAATTCCATGATGGCGGCAGGGCTTATCCTTTCGCCGGACATTGGCAAACATCTCGATTATCTGGAAGATGCCGGATATATCGAGTACACAGATGAAAAAGTCACAGCATACACAGCATATGCAAAGGATGCCGTGATCAAACTCACAAAAGAAGGTGTTGACCTTGCGGAAGGCACAATTGAAGATCCGGGAGTTGATATCTGATGGCAAAGAAAAGAAACAGGACAAGAGTGAGTTCTAAGCTGGATGAGATCCCGGAAAACCTGAGATTGAAAGTAGATGTGATGCTGGCTGACACATCGAATACTTATGAATACATCAGCCAGTACTTAAAAGAAGAGGGATATGACATATCAAAATCGAGTGTTGGTCGCTATGCAATGCGTTCCAACACGGCAAGGCAGAGACTGCTGGAGGCACAGGCACAGACGGAGAAACTGATTCAGGTTGTAAAGGATAATCCGGATGCGGATTATTCAGAAGCTGCGATTCTGATGACCATGAACGGACTGATCAATAAGGTTGCAACCGCAGAAGAAGAATTTCAGGAGATGCCGCTTGATAAGGCAGGGCGTCTGATCGCATCACTGTCCAGAACCAAGATATACAAGGATAAAGTGAAGCAGGACATGAAGAAAAAGGCTGATATTGCATTTCAGGAGATGGAAGCATCCATGATGCAGGTGATCAAGAATGATCCGTCACTGGCAGAGCAGCTGAAAAAAATCCTGACGACTGCAAAAGAGAGGATGCTGCAGGATGATTGATTTGAACGAATGGATCCGGGAACTTGACGACGGACCGGACAGGGAACTGATCGACCATGAAGAATATCAGAAACAGCTTTTCAGGGACTGCGTTCTCAGAAAAGATGACAATATGGAAAAACGCGAGGAACTTTTCGGGAGATTCGGTTCCGGGGAAATGCTTACCGGAGAAAAAGGACTCAGGAAGGAACTTGCGGCATTCGACCTTGGATATTTTGGCAGGGCATATCTTTCACATTACTTCACAACACCATCACCTGAGTTTCACGAGGAACTCGATGAGGTCTGGGAGACAAGCGTGATGAAGTCTAAAAATCCTATGAAATGTGCAAAAGAGATTTCAAGGATGAAGGGTTCAAGAAATGCCATAGCGGCACCCAGAGGACATGCCAAGAGTACAAATCTTACATTTAAGGATGACCTGCATGCAGCGTTATATGGATATAAGCATTACATCCTGATCCTGTCTGATTCATCCGATCAGGCGGAGGGGTTTTTAGATGAGATCAAAACCGAACTGGAAGAAAATGCGGATATCATCGAAGACTTCGGAGCTTTAAAAAGTGATAAAGCATGGCGCAGCAATGTGATCGTCACAAAAAATGATGTCAAGATCGAGGCGATCGGTTCAGGAAAGAAAGTCCGTGGTAGAAAGCACAGAAACTGGAGACCAGACCTCATTGTGCTGGACGATGTCGAAAATGATGAGAATGTAAATACTCCTGAACAGCGTAAGAAGCTGAAATCATGGTTTGAAAAAGCTGTATCCAAGGCAGGAGATACTTATACAGACATCATGTACATTGGAACAGTGCTTCATTATGATTCACTGCTCAACAATGTATTGCATAATCCAAGATATCATATAAAGAAATACCGGGCAGTGATCTCATGGTCAGTCCGACAGGATCTTTGGGATGAATGGGAGAGCATATACACGAATCTGTTTGACGAGAATCACGAGGATAACGCACAGAAGTTCTTTGATGAACACCGGGAGGAAATGCTCGAAGGAACGGAAGTGCTATGGGAAGAGAAGCTGTCCTATTATGATCTGATCGTGATAAAGGTAACAGAGGGCGAAGCGTCCTTTAACAGTGAGCTGCAGAATGATCCGATCGATCCTGAGAATGCAACCTTCAATGAGGAATGGTTTGATTACTATGAACCGGAGAACATGGATTTTGGGAGCAGTGAGTTTTTACTGATCGGGGCTAATGATCCGTCCCTTGGAAAAAATAAAAAATCGGATACCAGCTCCATCATCAATCTGGCACTGTCTTTGACCACAGGTTATATGTATGTGGTAGAGGCATCCGTTGAAAAAAGAAAACCGGATGTTATCATTGACGACATTCTGGAGATGAACAGACGTAATAAAAGAGACTTTGGAAAAGGGTTTTTCAAATTCGGAGTGGAGACGGTGCAGTTCCAGTATTACTTCAAGGAAGTTCTGGCACAGCGGTCTGTAGAGCAGGGAGAATACCTGCCGATCGAGGAGATACAGAGCAGCGTCAATAAAATACTGAGAATCGAATCTTTGCAGCCGATCATTAAAAACAAGTACCTGAAGTTCCGGCGTGATCAGAAGACATTGCTCACCCAGCTGAAAGAGTTTCCCATGGGAAAAAATGATGATGCTCCGGATGGACTGCAGATGGCAGTGCAGCTGGCTCAGACAGTTAAGGCAACGGCATCCAGTGGAAAATATAAGAGTGTGATCAAACGCAAGTTCCGCATGGGAAAGGGCGCTTATTAGGAGGGAGCGATAGATGTCAAAGAAGAAAAAAAATAAAAATATGAAACAAAAAGAATTCAATCCAGACGTGGATACCGGGATAGGGAGACCAGTCAGGGCATCAATAGCGATCGGTGATCCGAATGACAAATACAGCAATTATCCTTCAAACGGACTGACGCCGAGAAGGCTTGCCCGGATATTCCGTGCAGCGGATGAGGGAGATGTCCGGGAACAGATGGAGATGTTTGAGGAAATGGAAGAAAAAGACACACATCTTTTCTCACAGCTCCAGACAAGAAAGCTTGCAGTTACCGGACTGGATTGGGAAGTGCAGCCATTCTCTGATGATGAAAGAGATAAAACAATTGCCGGGTTTATCAGGGATCAGCTGAAGAATATTGAAAAATTCGATGATATTCTCATGGATCTGCTTGATGCGATAGGCAAAGGTATCAGCGTCATGGAAATCGAATGGGGAGTAAAGGAAGGACACAATGTGATTGAAGATATCACATATGTGCATCCTAAAAAGCTGATCTGGGACAGTCTGACGGATGAGATGAAGATATGCACGAAGGAGTTTCCTTCCGGCGTCGC